TGGATCTGTACACGAAGGTTGATGCGGAAGCAACTGCCCCTGCTCCTGCGAAGAATAATGTTCAGGTAGAAACGATGAATGATCCGAACAGTGGTAATCTTACCGTTCGGGTGATTAAGAATGGTCAAACGCAAGAAATGGTATTGACTGCCATGGACATGGTAGAGCATCAGGGTCAAGGATTGACTGAGCAGCAGGTTATCGATCGCGTCGCCAAGACTTTGATCACTGCTCTTGATCGTGAAGCCAATGAAATGCCGTTTTAATGGAGGCTGGTATGAGTAAGCAAGAACAAGTCAATTATTTCTTGGATGATCTTCGCGATTCTGGTGCGACAAATATGTTTGGTGCTGTACCATACATCGTTGAAGAGTTTGGGTTTTCGCGAAGAGAGGCACAACAATATTTGGTAAATTGGATGCAGACTTTTGCTGAACGGCGTCCGCAATAGTTTACTTTTGCCATTTGTTAGTATATAATAAATGGTATGTCAAGCGAAAAGCCCCAATCGTTTGACATTATCTGATGGGGTGTTTTGTGAAGGTGTTTATATATGTCTAATGCTCTTAATTCGTTTGTCTCTTATCTTGCTAATGGCAAAACCGTGACTTCGCGTCAAGTTCGTTCCATGTTCAAGGTTGATAACGCTGCTGATCTTGCGTACCGTGCACGCAATGAGGGTATCTCGGTTTATACAAACCGTACCACTCTCAGCGACGGCACCAAGACTTTCGTCTATCGCCTTGGCACTCCGAGCGAGCAGTTCGAGAAGTATATCGATCGTGGTCAGGTTGCTCGCGCACGCAAGACCCTCTATCGTGATGCAATCAGCGTCTCGATGAATGGCTAATCAGCCAAATTCTAAAAACTAAAAGTGTTCTGTGGGGGCGCAATGCCCCCACAGTTTTATCAATTTCGGATAATACTGAGTTTGACTTTGTGGCTTGCTCGATATATAATAGATAAACGTTCGGAGGAAAAACCATGGTTAGAGAAATCGTAGCAAGAGAAAAAATTGATTGTTCGCATTTGCTTGGACAATTTCTTGATAAATCGCATTATGATATTTTGATTGAAGAGGATACAGACTGCTATCAAAAAGCAGACTGCGATCCGCAATTGAAAGCAGTATGTACAAACAATAATTGCGCAGAGTGCAATATTTTAAACACTAAAGACGAGCGCAAGATAGCATTTAAGTTTCGTAAGAATTTCTTTTCTAAAGAAGAACAAGAACAAGCATATCAAGGATTGCGTGAGGCTGCTACGCCATCACAAAATCGCGGTCTTGCTGCTGGACCGAAAGGCGCAACATGTGGTGGTCGCGATTGGGTGACTGAATATCAATTACAGGTATTAGCATTCTTCAAAAATCAACGCGAGAATACTGCTATACCAATTGATGTGAATGAAGAAGTAGAAAAACTAAAAGTAAAATATTCATCAGTTGAATCTACACGTGGACTTGTTTGGTTAGGCGCAAAGGTCAAAGAAGATAATTTCAATTTTGATCAATGGTTAGTAAAAGCGTTGAAGATGAATGTTAAAGAAAGAAAGGAATGGGTTGTAGCAATTGAAGAAACTTATATCTCAGACACGACTTATGCGAATGCTGTTCTATCTGGAATTGCTGGCTGGTTTGATCGGTATCCTCGCATTCCTTATGGGCGTGCTACTGCTTACACACAGCACCACTTCGATAAATTTAAGTTATCTTTTCCGTTTCTTCAATCTCTAAATCGAGGTTTTAAAGAACTATTGCCATGGCGTTGGCAAAATCAAAAGAATGCCATTGATACTATTGATCCAGCATTTGTTGTTCCTGGAACAGTGTTCACAACAATTACAGTGAACAAAACATTCAGAACAGCAGCACACTATGACGCAGGTGACTTCGCAGATGGTCTTTCAAATCTTCTTGTCCTTTCAAATAATGGCAACTATTCTGGCGGCTATTTGGTTTTCCCTGAGTACCGTATCGCGGTCAATGTGAGACCAGGAGATTTGTTACTTGTAAACAATCATGAAATTATGCATGGCAATACACCAATTGTAATGAATGATGATGTTGCTGAACGCATCAGTTTAGTTTGTTATTTGCGCGAAAATATGTTACAATTAGGTACTAAAGAGTATGAAGATCATAGATATAATTATGTCGAGTCACGTCGAAAGAACAAAGAACACAAACTCCAACGACGTCTTTGGAACGGTATTTCCGAAGGAATGTGGGACGAACAAGAATGGTATGACTATCTGGAAAAAAATGGTGGAACAGAAATGGTTGAAAAGTACCACCCAGAAGCATATAAAAAAGAATACACTCTAGATATTTGAGGAGACTATATGGATTATCGAGTTGCTATTCCTAGTTATCGTAGACCTGCTGGCGTTCGTGATAAGACGCTCGCTGTATTGTCTAAACATAACGTTGACCCTGAGCGAGTCACAGTATTCGTTGCAAACGAACAAGAATATGATGACTACAAACGTGAACTAGCAAATACACCATACAAGAATATTGTAATTGGTGAGATTGGTTTACAAGCACAGCGTAGAATTATTCAGAAGCATTATCCAGTTGGAACTAAACTGGTTTGTTTTGATGATGACATCTATGAGGTTTTGCGCAAGGTTGATGACAAGACTGTTGTTCCTGTTGAGAATCTTGAACAACAAGTATTCTTCCGTGGCTTTGAAGAATGCGAAAAAAACAATGCTTATCTCTTCGGAATCTATGCTGTAAACAATCCTATGTTTATGAAGAATAGAGTTTCCGTTGGATTGTATTTTTGCGTAGGATGCTTGTGGGGTGTGATCAATCGCCACGATGATGATCTTAAGATTACCATTGATGAAAAAGAAGACTATCAGCGCACACTTCAACACTATGTAAAAGATGGTGCTGTTGTTCGTTTAGATGACATCACAATTAAAACAAAATATTACGCAGAACCAGGAGGTATGCAAGGTACTGATGCTCGTAAAGAAGAAAACATAACAAAGAATGCAAAATGGTTAGAAGAGCAATATCCTGAGTTGTGTACTATGTACATTCGTGAATCTAAAAATAGAGCAGAACTCAGATTGCGTGATTCTCGTCCGCAAACTAAAACTGATGGTGCTACGTTAGATGCACTGTTTGGTTGACTATATATTAAGTGGTTTGAATTTCTTATTCTGGAGTAAACATGAAACTAGAAGTAAAAGTAGAAGAGTTGCGTAAGAAAAAATTATTTGTCGCAACACCTATGTACGGTGGCGCTGCTCACGGTATGTATGTTAAGTCCTGTCTAGATCTACAGGCAGTCTGTTCTAACTATGGTATTGAGGTTCGCTTTTCGTTTATCTTTAACGAATCGTTGATTACTCGCGCGCGCAATTATCTTGTAGATGAGTTTCTGCGAGCAGAAGGTTTCACTCACCTTCTCTTTATTGACGCAGACATTCATTTTGATCCGCGTGATGTAGTTGCACTTCTTGCGCTAGATAAAGAAGTTGTTGGTGGACCATATCCAAAGAAGTCAATCAAGTGGGGCGCAGTTCGTGATGCGTTGAAGAGAAATCCTGATATTGAAGTCGGTGAACTTGAGAAAGTTGCTGGTGACTTCGTATTCAATCCAGCACCAGGAACAGAAAAATTCTCAGTCGCTGAACCTATTGAGGTTCTTGAAATCGGAACTGGTTTTATGTTGGTTAAGCGTGAAGTGTTTGATAAGTTCCGCGAAGCCTACCCTCAATTGCGTTATAAGCCAGACCATGTTGGTCAAGCAAACTTCGATGGTTCGCGATACATCCATGCATACTTCGATACAGTAATCGACAGCAAAGAAAACAATGGTTTCGGCTCTGATCGTTATCTTTCCGAAGACTACATGTTCTGCCAGTGGTGGCGTCGTCTCGGTGGTCAGATTTGGCTTTGCCCATGGATGCGTACACATCACATCGGTACATATGCTTTCACTGGTGATATGCCAGCAGTAGCCAACTGGGTTGGAACTCTGTAATATATGATAATTGGTCTCGTAGGCAATATCGGAAACGGTAAAGGAACAGTTGCAGATATTCTTGTAGAGAAACATAACTTCGTCAAAGAAAGTTTTGCGAACAGCCTTAAAGATGCTTGTGCTATAGTTTTTGGGTGGGATCGCGCTCTACTTGAGGGCGATACTCCAGAATCAAGAGCATGGCGAGAACAAGATGATCCGTGGTGGTCGGAGAAATTTGGCAAACCATTTTCGCCAAGATTAGCACTCCAGTTAATGGGCACAGAGGCAGGTCGTGGAGTTTTCCATCCTGACCTCTGGGTTCATACTGTAATGCGTCGCTGCGAACAGGCTCCTTGGAATAATTATGTAATTGCTGATGTGAGATTTCCTAATGAGATAAATGCAATCAAAAATAGTGGCGGCAAAATTATTCGCGTTCGCCGTGGTGATGATCCTGAGTGGTATTCAACTGCTTTTGAAGTAAATAGAAAAGTAAATCTCTATGGTATGGCAGATGCATCCACTATGACAGAAAAATACCCACAAGTGCATTACTCAGAGTGGGCTTGGATTGGTTCGCATTATGATGTTATACTTGACAATAATTGTACTATTGAAGAATTATCAAAAAGAGTTGACTATTTGATGGATTCGTTTTATAATAACCATGTTGAGGCAAATGAGGTTCTAAATTATGAAGTTATCTGAAAATACAGTGAATGTTCTCAAGAACTTTTCTACTATCAATCAAAGTTTACAGTTCAAGTCTGGTAATGTTCTGAAAACTATCTCACCTACCAGAACAGTGTATGTTGAAGCGACGGTTAGTGAGAATTTTCCGCGCGACTTTGCAATTTATGATTTAAACAAACTTCTTGCGAAGGTATCACTTTATAAAGATGCACATCTTGAAGTTGAAGATTCGCAGTTGACCATTGCTACAGAAAATAAAAAGAAGTTTGATTACATTCGATATTGCTCACCAGAAACAGTAGTAGCACCAAAAGACGGCAAGTCTATTACTTTGAACGACGCAGATGTAAGTTGTAGATTTTCCCTTTCTCATGAAGATCTTGAGTGGATGAAAAAATCTGCTGGCATTTCAGGCTCACCTAACTTTGTGTTTGAAAGCGATGGTAATGTTGTACATTTTATTGCTGCTGACGTAAAAGATTCTTCAGCAGATCAATCTAAACTTGAGATTGGCGCTGGTGATGGGCGTAAATTTAAAGTTGTAATGAAAGTTGAAAACTTTAAGTTGCTAGAAGGTTCTTATGACGTTGCGATTTCTAAGAAAGGTCTTGCGCAGTTTAAACACAAAGTCATGGCAGTAAACTATTACATTGCTGTTGAGGCTGGCGATTCAACTTTCGGTGAGGATTAATTATGGCTATAGATAAAGCAAAAGTTCTTGGATGCCTTCAAGAAATTTCAAATTCACTTACTCGTATTGAAGCAGAACGTGATCTCATTAAAGAGATCCTTCAGAAGATGCAAGATGAGTGCGAGATCTCGAAGAAGTTGGGACGCAAACTGGCGAAAGTCTATCACAAGCGTAATTATGAGGAAGAAGTTGCGGAGCAAAGCGATTTCCAATCTATTTACGAAACAGTGGCTAAATAAGATTATTGGGGTGCAATCTTCTTATTGATGGCACGATCCGCCAGACTGCTCGCCATGGGAACTCACCGTCCCCACCCCATCTTCTCTTTGGAGTTTTGTTATG